CCATCAAGCGCTATGGCGACACCGAGGCTAGGCCGGCGCGCACACGCTCGGCCAAGTCGTTCATCAACTCAATCGCTCAAAAGGATTAAGCCATGCAAACCGAAATCAGAATTCAGAACATCAAAATGGCCCGCCGCATGATCCATAAGCCGCACCTGCGCATGGTTCGCCGAGGCAACACCGCCTACTGGATTTGCGTCGACTACAAGGGCGTATCCAGCCGCGTATTTGGGTCAGGATTTACACCTACAGAGGCTTACCAGAAATGGCTTCTGATCAAATGTCCGTTCTGAGGTTCCCATGAAAAACCTACTCCTAGGCCTAGCCCTACTAGTTGCCACCGTTTCATCGGTCGCATACCTGGCGCCGCTGGCCTCTGTACTTGTCACATACACCCTGATCGCCGCAGCCGTGGCGCTTCAGGAATCGAAAATCTGGAAGAACTGAGAGAGGCGTGACCAATGAGCAAGAGATTCGGACGTAATCAGAAGCGCAAGCTGAAGCAAGAGATCAGCACCCTTAGCCTAAAACTGGTTTCGGAGAATACGCGTAACAGCCTTCTTCGTCGCCAGATTGACGAGCAAACCGAAGCCCTGAAGTTGGTGGCATCGATGCTGGGCGAACACTTCGTGGCATTCGTGCCGAGCACGATGCAGATTCAGAGCCCTTATCGCGACACCATGATTCCGGCACCGAGCTCTCGGCGGCCAACGACATTCATGCAGGCCCGCGACTATCCCCAGTCCGTAGCCAACTCGATCATGCAGCTGAAGCACTCCCGCTTTTCTGGATACCTGGACAAGCTGCGCGACTGCGTGCACTTCAGGTACGTGACGCCTGGCGGTGAATGCGGCTATTCGTGCTCGCGCGAGGTATGGGCATTCATGCCTAGCGATGTCCGGCATGAAATCGTGATTCGCGAGATCAGCCGAGAAATGGCCGAATTCCTGGCCAAGAACCCTGAAATGCTGGAGAGATGACCAATGAGCAACTGGATTAGCGTGAAGGATCGACTGCCGGAAGACGCGGATGCATCAGTTCTGTGCTACTCGGATGGCAGTAGCGGTACCCATCGGCATGCATGGCCAAAAGGAGGCATGGACATGGTCCACATTCAGGACTATTTCCGCGACATCACTGCCGGCGTCGATGCCAGCGGCGTTCAGCTCTACACGAAGCGATACCTGAGCGATGGCATCACCCACTGGCAGCCACTCCCGGCGCCACCTGCGGAGGGCGAGTGAGATGGCCAGTGAATACGCGAACTGGGCCGAGCGCAACAAGCGCAAGCAGGCCATCGAGCGAGAGTATCGGGTGCTGATCAAGCCGAAGATCGTCCTTATCCGATGCGATGGTGAGATTTTTTGGCTATGCGACTCGATTCTCTACAACGGCCAGCGCGGCTACGGCAAGACCCCGACCGAGGCCTACGAGGCTTGGTTCAACGACACAATACCTTTCTGAGGAGAACCACCGTGACCAACAACGAAAACGAAATTCGAAAGCAGTTTGACCAGTGGTGCGTGAAGACGGGGCGCGTTCTTGGGTACATGGGCTGGCGCGAAGACTTCGAGATCTGGCAAGCCTCGCGCCAGGCCTTGGAGATAGAACTGCCTAGCTGCCTTTGCTACGACCTTCCGGGTGAGGCCTATCAAGTTCTGGAGGACTGCAAAGAAGCCATCGAATCCCAAGGAGTGAAGTGCAAATGACCAAGATGACAGCAGAGAAGGCGCGCGATATCGCCCGTGCGAAAGATCCGGAGTTCGCGGTCGACACGATCCTGGCCGATATCGCCAAGGCTGCGGAGGCCGGCAAATACGAGTACACAACTCGCGATTACGAATTCGGCTCCAAGTGCTATTGCAGCGAGGACAGATACCCCGAGCTGTGCAAGTCGATCCTCAAGGAACTGCGCGCCCTGGGCTATCGCTGTACCGTGCAGGCCGTGGAGCGCCAGTTCGTAGATATGTGGCTTGAGGTCCGCTGGGACGAGGTGAAAAAATGACCAACATCGATAAGATCAAGCAGGCGCGGCAGGATCTTGATGAGGCTCTTGGTTCGCTCAGAACAATGATTGATCGAGACCGGCCAGCAAGAGATCTGTTTCTTGCATATGAAGTGGTGAACAACGCAGAAAAGAGGCTCAGCTACGCCCAGGCCGAAGCCCTGCGCCAAGCCACCGAGGTAGCCGACGAGAACTTCGCCCGGGCGCAGAAGCTAAGCGAGCAGGTTCAGGAGAATGTGCGGCACATTGAGCGGCTGGCCGCGATCAAGGTCAGCGCAGACCCGAAGCTGCTTGAGATCGTCGAAGAGGTTTTCGTCATTGGTGAGCGCCTTGTCAGCGATGTCTACGGCTATGAGTTCAAGGAAAAGGCATTGGCAGCACTGGCCCTGGCCAAGGGGGAGGCGGTATGAGCGAAACAGCCAGGATCAATGCTGGCAAAGAATGTGGCCAGCCAGATTGCGGTAAGCCGGCTAAGTGCAGAGGGCTCTGCAATATGCACTACAGCCGACTCAGCAGATACGGAACCCTTGAGCGAAGCAGAACAAGGAGGAAGACCTACACGCACACAGAGGGTTACATAGTCGAGCATGCCCCGGGCCATCGACTAGCAAACTCATCCGACGAAGTCTTCCAGCACAGGCGAGTTTTCTATGACGCCAACGGAGAGGGGCCGTTTGAATGCTTTGGATGCGGGAAGGAGGTCACTTGGGAATCCATGCACATAGACCATCGCGATGAGGTCAGGACTAACAACGAACTCTCAAATCTTCGCGCCTCATGCCCACCCTGCAACACGGCTAGAGGAAAAACAAAAATATCCGATATCGCCAGAAAGAAATCGGGGCTTTTCTGGATGGGGCAGGCAGTGACGATATCTGATCTCGCAAGGATCTCTGGCATGTCTAAGCCAGGAATCAAGTCTCGACTTGATCGAATGTCGATCGATGAGGCCATGAGCACCCCCAAGGTGATGCCTAGCGATGAGAGACCCTGGCGCAGGAAGGGAAATGCTTGCGACATCTGCGGCAAGCCCAAGTCATTCGGCCACAACACCTACAAGCACACAAAATGCGCAAAGATCCGTCAAGAGCGGTATGCGCGGGAGGGGAAGGTATGAGGTCTTACGCCTATGGCCAGACAGTCACCGGAATTCTCTATGGAGAGCGCCGGCGCATGATGGTCATCAAGCAATCCGAAATCTGGACAAAGGTCTGCATTGGGTTCAGCGGTCATTGCACGGCGCATTACAGCCGAGTAAAGACCGAATCTATCTTGCCGATGCCGCACACGGGAGCAAGATCATGAACGTCCAGCCAATGATCAAGCCAGACAGCGGCATGAACCCGCTTTTCCGCAGCGCCATGACAGGCCGATGCGACGTATGCGGCAAAGGCCGCGCGTATTACAACCACGACAAGTGCTCAAAGGCTCGCCAGGCAGCAGGGTTTGTTCTGCTGGATCGGGGGTTTGGGCGGAAGGAGGTGCAGGAATGAGCGTGAAGCGGGTAGGAAAGCCGCATATCTACTTCTGGTGCGGACGGTGGACGGCTGAAATTCAGCATGTCGGCTTCCCCACCAAAGAGAACAAGCCAGAATGGCTCGCAGCCGTCGCGTGGGTAGAGAAAAAGAACCGCGAACTTGAATGGGGTATTTCGGCATGACCATCGACCTGAAAGCGATCAAGGCCAGCGCGCAGATTACGGCGGACAGATGTCCAGAGCATCTGGTTACGGTGCCGGCTGGGGTGATGTTGGAGATTTTGCGGGATGTGGAGCGCCTTGACTGGCTTGATGGCCAGTACTCTCCAGTCATTGACGGACAGACTGCGAGCGATCCAGAAGGCGAGGTTGTTGCATATCGCTGGTCTGTCGAGGACCAAAGTTCATCCGTTCGAGATGCGATTGATTACGGTATGTCCAAGGAGGCCAAGTGATCACCATAGGCATCGACCCAGGCCTAAGTGGCTCTCTCGTCGCGCTGGGGGACGATTTTAGCGTGATTTGCCACCAGCCAATGCCGACGCTAATGGTAGGCAAGAAAAACCGCGTAAACGGCTCCGTTGTGGCTCAGTTCATCAGGCAGTTTCAGGGGGAGAGGATCAAGGCGGTTCTTGAGCAGGTTGGGGCCATGCCAGGGCAGGGTGTCAGCTCGATGTTCTCGTTCGGGCACTCAGCTGGCGTAATCGAAGGCGTGCTGATGGCGCTGGAGGCTCCATACGTCACTGTCACGCCTCAAGCCTGGAAGAAATCTGCCGGCCTGATCGGAAAGGACAAAGACGCCGCACGGTCTCACTGCGCAAGACTCTACCCAGATTTGCGCATACTCGACCTGAAGGGCAAAGGCCAAGCAGTAGCCGATGCCATCCTGATCGCGCGACACGGCATGACTTTGTCTTGACCTGGGCCTACCGCTGGAGGCATGATCGCTTCACACCTCCATCGGTGCGCTTCAGCTTAAGGTCGCGTTGGTCACGCGGGGAAAGCCCAGGTCTCAAAAGGATCTGGGCTTTTTTCTTTGCCCCTACATCATCTGCCATAATCCCCGCAGCCAGGCGCTTTGCCACGGCAAAAGGAGGGGAGGCATGAACAGCAGAAAAGATTCACTCATGGCAGCTGGGCTTGTATGGACGCATGAGCATGAGTTCACCACGGTTGCTTCCAATGCCGTGGTTCAGGTTGGGTTCGTCACCGGCGCCAGCAACTTCCAGTTCGAACGGCGCACTTACACGGCAAGCGAGAGCAAGATGCGCGTCTCTCTGTATGAGGTGGCGTTCACTGGCGGCACCAACATCATGCGCACATACAACCGCAATCAGTCCGGGTCACCAACATCACCGGTACAGATGAAGGCCGGCGTCACGTTCACACCGAACACCGCAATAGCAAGCCTGTTGCTGCGCGGCGATGCCACTGGCACCAAGGCCACCACCACCATTCCAGAAGATGAGCCGCTGATTCTCAAGAAGAACACCAGCTACGTGCTGACCTTCCAGAATCTCGCGGGCCAAGATGCTGACATTGACTTCAGGATCAATGCCAGGGAGCAGGGGCCTTCTGAGTTGGTGCGGTGAGCGTGGGAATTTGGTAGAGTTGGATTGCATCTGCATCAGGAAGCAATTTCAAGCATTTTGGTGATGCTAGCAAAAGGGGTTGCGGAGATATTCTAGAAAAGGCCGCAATGAGATATGCGACTGGTTTGACCAGTGAACGGAGTTTCGATTACTACGGACCTTGCTTTTCAGGTGCAGATCACGCGGAGGTAGTTGAATGGTAAAACCTCAGCCTTCCAAGCTGATGATCCGGGTTCGATCCCCGGCCGCCGCTCCAAGCACAATAGCCCTCTTCGGAGGGCTTTTTCATGCCTGCTCGATGCTCTGGTATGATTGATCAATATTTGACCAATACCACCGGGGATGGCCATGACCGAATCTGACAAACGGTGTGAGGGGCTTTCCTCGCATCAGCTTGAGCTATACGACAAGCTCACGCGCCTTCAAAAAGCCTTTGCGCTCAACATCTTGGACAAAGAGAACATGAGCCAGCGCGAGGCATACATTCGTGCTGGTGGAACGGCAAAGACAGAAACAACCATAGATTCAGGGGCTTGCGAACTCCTGACCAATCCCAAGGTTGACGCCTTCATACGTTCTGTGCGTGAAGCTGCCGTAGAGAAGGTTGGGATTGACGCTGCATACGTCCTCAAGCGCCTGGCTGCCATCGAAGAAATGGATATGTCGGATATCTACGACGAGAAGGGCGTGCTGAAGCCTATTCACTCGTGGCCCAAGATCTGGCGGCAGATGGTCAAGGAAGTGAACATGAAGACAGGCGTCGTCAAGTTCTACGACAAGACGCGTGTGCTCGAGCTGATGGGCAAGCATGTCGGCGTAAGGGCATT